CATACCTGCCATTACTGCTGATGCAGGATTAGTTCCGTGTGCACTTGTAGGTATCAAACATACATTTCGATTTGTATCACCATTACTTCGATGATATTCTTGTATTGCTAATAAACCTGCGTACTCTCCTTGCGAACCTGCATTTGGTTGTAATGATACTTCAGCAAATCCAGTGATGTCACATAACCATTCTTGTAAATCAAACATAATTCGTTGATAACCAAGTGTTTGATGATCAGGTGCAAATGGATGTATATTTGCAAATTCATTCCAACTTACTGGCATCAACTCTGATGCTGCATTAAGTTTCATTGTGCAACTTCCAAGTGGCATCATACCATTTACAAGTGAAAAATCTTTAGATACTAATTCATTGATGTATCTCATCATATCAGTTTCACTATGATAACGATTAAAAACATCTTGTCTTAACCAAGGACGAGTTCTTTCTGGAACATTTTTCCATTTATAAGTTCCGACTGCTTCAACTATGTGGTCAATTGTATCATCTTTATTGATAAAATCTTGTTGTGAATTGATAATAGTTTGTATTTCCTCCAGAGTTGTTAGTTCATCTAAAGTAATTAAAGTATGATTGTCCTCGTAACGAACATTAATTCCCTCAACTGCAAGAAAACTCTTAAATCGTATTGTATCAAAACCTTCAGTATCATCTACCTCAATGCCCAACCAAGTTAATCCTGTTTTTAATATTTCACGATAGATTAATATACGAGTTGCAATTTTCTTAAGTCCTTCTGCTCCGTGATACGCAGCATAAAATCCTGCCATATTCGCCAGTAAAGCTTGAGCAGTGCAAATATTAGATGTTGCCTTATCTCTTCTAATATGTTGCTCTCTAGTCTGCAATGCAAGTCTTAATGCTTTATTTCCTTTTGCATCAACAGATTGTCCTACAATTCTACCAGGTATTTTTCTTTTATACTTATCTGTGATTGCAAAGAATGCTGCGTGTGGTCCGCCAAATCCCATCGGAACACCAAATCTTTGCATACTTCCAACTGCAACATCAAATCCTAATTCACCTACGGGTTGCATAAGAACCTGTGCGAGTGGATCAACTATCGCAATCTTCATACACTTACAAGCTTCTGCAAGTCTTAATACTCCATCACGATGTTTAAGATTACCATGATTATTTGGTAATTGTACGATAAGTCCAAAAGCATCAGCAAAGTGAGATACAGATATTTCAGCATCTAAATCGATTTTAATAATATCAATACCTAATGGTCTTGCTCTAGTTTGTAATACTTCTAATGTTTGTGGAAATATCTTATCATCAACTATGAATTGTTTTTTCTTACCTTGATTATATGCAAGTATCATAGCCTCTGCTGCTGCAGTTCCCTCATCTAATAGAGATGCATTTGCAACTGGTAGTCCAGTAAGTTCTGTAATCAGTGTTTGATAATTAAACAATGCTTCTAATCTACCTTGGGATATTTCTGCTTGATATGGTGTGTAAGAAGTATACCAAGCAGGATTCTCAAATACATTTCTCAGTATTACTGGGGGTGTAATTGTTCCATAATATCCTTGTCCTATAAGACTTCTCTTAACAATATTATGACTTGCTATTTTTTTTAATTCTGTGAGTGCCTGTTGCTCACTACAACCCTCTGGTAAATTACTATCACCACGAAGTAAGATTGTATCTGGCACAATCTCTCTAACTAATTCATCTATAGTTGATAGACCAAGATCAGCAAGCATTTTACGTTGTTCTGATTCTGATGGTCCGATATGACGTTGAATAAATTCTGACATACTATCCGTTTATTTGTTCATCATCCATAGTTTTATTTCGGATGATAATTGTATTATTTTTATAATCTGGATAAAATTCCAGAATATCATCGTTATCCCAACACAACTCCTCATACAACATATTGAGTTTCATCATGTCTTGGTACATATCTGATGGTGTTTCGTCCATTAAAAAACTCCTGTGTTGTAATTAAAAAGAAGTAATTCTTTTCTAGTCTTTTGATTTCTCATATACTCTCCTACAGAACGCATTGTATATGTTAAATCAAATTCAGCACAATTCCAATCTTTAAATCTATTTTTAACTAATTGTTCTGAGTTATAACTTATAAGTATATCAGAATTATATATTTCACAATCTTTTGCAAATTTATCATGATCAAACTTTTTATGCATTGATCCCTTCTTACCATATAAGTTATCCTTTATATCATAGGGTGGATCGAGGTAAATGAAGTACTTTCTGTTACGAAACCACAATATTTCATTTATAAAAGTACCATAATTAAAATTTGTAATTCTCCAGTTGCGAATTAATTTAGTATAAATTGGTAACTTATCAATACCTCTCATTGAGAAGTTTGCATCACTTGCTTGTTCTGAAAATGATGATGATTCTGTAAGACCACTAAACGAACATTTGTTTATAACATAAAAGTAAACTGCACGGTCTTCATCTGTAATATCTGAGTCGTATAATTTTTCTTTTGCATCTTCAAATAATTCTCTTGCAGAATTACGATCAGAATATGTTGATTTTAATTTTTGTAATTGACTATGAACATAGTCTCCATTTGTTTGTAGTTGAACCCAAAAATTATATAATGGTTCATACAAATCATTTACATAAATTTTTAATTTAGGATATTTTTTAGTTATGTGTAACGCAACACTACCACCTCCCAAAAATGGTTCGTAGTATACATCATAATCTCTAAGGTCTGGAAAGAAAGGTTCCATCTTTTTACAAGCACGAGACTTACCACCAGGATATCTTAGAGGTGTCTTAAATGATTTAAGAGACATTAATCACTCATCGGCATATAAGGTGATAAACCTGTACTTCTTTTATTTAATTGATCCCATTCCATTTTAATTTCAATCATTTCAGTAAGGTCTTTTACTGAATTAGACATTGATTGATAACCTGTACCAACGAAAATTTGTCCTGCCATAACAGCAGCAGTGCAAGCACCCCAAAACAAGTAGTATTGATAGGATTTGATTTGTGCTTTAGTTTTAGCAAAATTTGATTTAGTCATAATAGTTTTTATTTAAATTCACACTCAACCATAATTTCAGTTAAGCAAGCGAGAAGATTTATCTCTTGATCTGCAACAAAAGCGATCTGATATTGATATTTTGCAATAATCAAGACAGCAGCTGGTATCGTAGTTGGAACAAGAACTTCATACAAAGAATCGTATATTCTTCTCATCAATACACCAGAGTCATTGTCAAGATTATCAACACACCATTTACGAACCTCTGCAAAATTCTTTGTTTTTAAATTCTTCATTAGTTCAGATACAGATACATCTGAGAATGTAACCAGTATACCACTATCTATTTTACCACTTACAGAGTATCTTTGACACTCATTTAACACTCTCCTCCAATCAGGAAAATGTTTGTTGATAAGTTGTGCAACAACTTTTTTATCAGTGTCTACTTTCTCTTGTTCCAAGATATAAGTCAATCTTGAAAAGAATTGTGTTGCTATTGTTGGTTTGTCTTTTTTATTAATCGAGAAATCAACAACAGAACACCTAGAATGTAGAGGTTCGATAATTTCTTTGCGTTCGTCCGAACAGTGTCGAGAAAACGTCCTTCATCCGATCCATTAATGACATAGTAATCTGCTCCAAGTTGATGGCACAATGCCTTTGCTACTGTAGTCTTACCAATACCTGGTGGACCTGACAATAACATATTTGGTATCTCTCCCCTATCAACAAAATCTTGAAAAGTTTTCTTGATACTCTTTGGTAGAATACATTCATCAATTGTAGTGGGTCTGTATTTTTCAACCCATATAAAATCACTCATTATTTAAAACCTTTTGATTTTGGTTTGTCAATCACTTGAACAATAGTATCTTCAAATATTGATGACTTACAATTGTTCCACCAATACTCTTGAACCTCATCCCATGATTCTACCACAAAACTCTTAGTTGGGCAAATTATCTTATAATGATGACGATCATAAGGTTTGTTACAAGTTTGTGAGAAATATTTTGTGTCATCTTTAGATATTAATTGCATTTTCTTGTGCCCTCCATTGTTTTCTCATCCTAACATATTCATCACTTTTTGCAACTATATCACGAACCTTCTTAAATACTTGTGCAGATTTAGCATACTTATTAGTCAAATGGTCTGGGTCTTGGGGTCTTACGTTTCCTTCGGAATCATATTTCTTACCTGTCTTATGATTAGCATATCTCCTTGAACGAGTAAAACCCATTTCTAAAAATTTACGACACATATCCATACCGATGAAATCTTTTTCATCACGGTAGTCAAGATACATTCCAAAAATACGATTGGAAGATATTACCGCTTCTCTAGGAGTTTTGAATCTCCAATGAGCACAAATAGTGTTAGTATAAGGGCGAACCAATAGAACTCCTTGTTCTCCCCTTCCAATACGATAAAGTTTGCGAGTTTCTTCATCTGTAAAATCAAGTTTTTTGTAATCGAGGTCATAATCAAATTCCTTCATAACATACCAAATAAAATTAAACCAAAAGCAACGAATACCATAATACCCATACTTATAACTGTATTATAGAACCATCTGGGTATTTTGTCATCATTGTTTGGTGAGTGTTCACTCATAACCAATTAGGTTTTTTTTCTGGACAACGTAAATAATTATCTTTTGCCCAAGGTTTAGATGCGATATATTTCTTATACTGAGTAAAAATATCAATACTTGTATCATACTTAAACTCATCAGGACCAGCAAATGCAAATGTTTTTACTTCTCTACTACTTGTAAGGTCTTTTTGATCAGAGTATTTGAAAAATGCATTCTTTGCCTCATTGATCGTATCAGAACAAGAGTGAACTTTTTCGTATCTCTTGTAATATTCATAGCATAAAGCAACACCATGTGCAAGTAACCAAGCAGTATTCTTGATATCTTCTGCTGCCCATACGGTGCAAGGATGACCTCTGAAGGCACCTTTCTTTGTATTATAAGGACTACCATCCTTTTTGTGTAGGAGTTCATCCCCCCAATCAAAATACCACTTTGAGTAAACCACTGCCAACATTTGACAAGTCTCAAGTGGCATCTTTACAATGTGTTTATCGGGTAGAACCTCTGCCGATTTATGAGGGCAAGGATCTGTCACAAAAATATTCATTACCAATTCTTAGCGTGAGTATTTACATCACCTTCAATATGATTGTGGTCAATATCATCAATGTGAGCATGCTCAATGTTGAAGTGCTCTAGTGCCTGTGCAATTCTTTCAAGTGCATTAGCGATTCTATTTGTGTCTATGGGATTCATAATGTGGTTGTGTATAATGATCGTTCCAGTGACGTATGTTTCCTGCAACGATAAAACAGTTGGTGATAACAAGTTGTAGAAAAATAAATGTTCTTACAATACAAACAATGTCATCGTATTTTTTAGTGGTTTCATCTTGAAAAGAACCAAGTGAATATTTCCATACTCTCCAGATTGTTTTCAATTTTTATCCTCTACACTATATTCTATCTCAATTATTCTACTTTGCCTACCCGCACTGTTACATCTTAACATTTGTTTAGTATTTCCATCCAAAAGAG